CCTGCCTCTACAGGAAATCTTTCATCATCAATCTGCATTTCACCCATACCTTTATGAAAGTAATAAACTTCTTCTTGGTCGTCATGTGAATGTCCAGTTGTTGACTGATTCGCCCTTAACATTGTACTGCTAAGAGTTAAGTGTTCGCCAAAAGGATTATCTTTTAATAGATATCGAGAAGTGTCTTTAATAATTTCTCCACCTATATCTTCTATTCTAAGTTTTTTCATTATCTTAATCTCTCTTCGAGAATTGCAATATCTCTCAACTCCCTCTTAGTCGGTTCTTTAATTTTTTTTAGTCTGTCTAAGGCTCTTTGTCTTCTGACCCTAATGTTTTTATTTCTCCACGCTCTTACGCCCATACTACACCTTGAAATCGTTAAACTTGTCTGATGGTCTTGTTCTATCAGCAACAGGAATACTATCATCAATTAATAGTTCGCCATCGACTAATTCTTCCTGTGCCTCTTGTTCTACATCATACAGTTTCATTCTTGACCTATCGACACCTATAACAAATCGTTTAAATATCGTGGGGTCATTGTATCTGTTCTTCAATTGTTTTACGACAAATTGGTCTAATTCTTCAAGTTCCTCTGATGTAATCAATGCGAACATTAAGTCAGCAGTTGCTGGTAAACCAAATGATTCTGATGTATCTTCTAAACCAATATCAGTGGAACCGAAACCACTTCTTGTAGTTTGTGTTGCACTCACAATTGGTACATCATATTCTACTGCAATGCCTCTAAGTTCTTCTGCTATACTCTTCACCAATGTATATGAGTTTGCACCAGCGCCTGGTCTAATTCTCTGAGATGCACAAATGTTTAAGTAGTCTACAAAAATAACATCTGGTTGAAAATCTTTTTTGATGTTTAATTCTTGTAATAGATGTCTGAAATGTCCTGCATGAGCGGCTGCTGTTGGGTATTCTTTACATATAAGTTTACCCTTTGTCTTGTTCTTAAGTCTACCAATCTTCTTACCATATTCTTTCTTAGATAAGTCTGGTAAATCTTTCATAGGAACATTCATGATGTTTGCATCTATTCTCTCTGCAATTCTTTCTTCACTCATTTCCATAGTGATATACAATACATTCTTATTCTGCATCAAAGAACTTGACGCCATATGACACATGAATAATGATTTACCAACACCTGTTCCTGCAAGACATATGTTTAATGTCTTATTTGGCAGACCACCTTTTGTAATCTTATTAAAGTATTCTAAATCAAAAGGTAATTTCTCTTCTTCATGCGTATAGAAATCATGTCTTTGTTCTGCATCTTCGAGTTGGTCATGACCAATGTGTTGGTCAAAAGACACGGAAAGGGCATCCTTTAATAACTCTGGTATTTCGCCGGTCGACCTTTGAGATTTTTTATCTAAGACTTCAATAGAATCCATAACTGCAATATAGATTGCTCTATCTTTGCACCAAGATTCTGTTTCATCAATAAGCCATTCTATAGGTGTTTCATCTTTAGGCATCGAGCCCAACAACTCTTTGGATCCTTTGACTACATTCTCTGACTCAGAGGTGATGTTGTCTAGGTTAATGAGAAGTGCTTCGAGTGTTGGGCTCTTAGTATACTTATCGAAATAATGTGTAATTTCTTTGTATACCAATTGCTCTGATGAATCGGCAAAATACTCAGGTTTTAGGAAAGGAATTACTTTCCGTGAAAACTCGTCATTCTGTATCAGATTCTTGAGTATCGTCTGTTCTATTCTCGTTGTTTCCATATTTAAAATATTGATTTGCTACCTTTTCAAGTTTTTCCATTACTTCATCTGTGAAGTATTTCTCTGGATTATTATTAATCGTTTTACCAAACTCTGTTTTTCCATTTGGTAGTTTGACTCTGGTTGAAGATTTTTCAAAAACTCCACTTGCAAGTGCAAGGTCTAATAGACCATAATATCTATCTAGTCCTTTATCATATGTCAATCTGACATCGACCATTCTGTTCTCAACAGTAAGTCTTGACTTTGCGTTCTTACAATGAATGATGTTTCCTATAATCTCAGTTCCCTCTTTCTCTTTTCTTCTAGAAAGATATATGATTGAACTAGCGGCATATTTAAGTCCACTACCACCACCCATTTCTTTCTGTGGGAACATAGAACCAATCACATCATATGTGTGGTTCGTGACTATCATAGGAACTCCTGCACGACCAAGTTTTAGAGTTAATACTCTAAATGCACCCTTTGTTATTTGGGCACGAGTCATGTCTTTAGTTTCCTTTCCTTCAGCAGTATCTTCGATTTCTTTTGTAGTTGATAACATACCAAGACTATCTAAACAAAACATCATAGGAGGTCTATCGTCTTCTGGTGTTTCTAGATATCTATCGAGAATATTGATTGCCTGATTTCTAAATTGTTGAACTGTTATTACAGGCACGATAACAACTCTGTTTGAATCTATTCCTCTATCTTCAATCATTTGCTTACTAAGAGCAGATTCAGATTCAAAATAGATAACAGCAGCTTCAGGATTATCTTCTAAGAATTGTTTGCACATTCCTAATGCGAAGTAAGTTTTACCTGTTGCTGATTCTCCTGCGATTGCAGTAATTTTGTTTTTAGGTAACCCACCGAATAGTGAGCCACTTAATAATGCATTGAAGACATATGACCCACTGTCTACGAATGAGTCAACATCTCCAGCTGCAACACCATCTGCAACAATACCTGCGTATTCATTGCCGGATGCTTTAACTAAGTCTTTGATGAATGACATATTTCACTTCTCCATAATATAAAAGTTTTTTATACTGTTTCCAGTATACTACTTATGGTCAATTTTGTCTAGAGACTTTTCTAAATCTTTTAGGGTATCTGTATAAAAATCTTCTTCTAGTGAATGACCTGTCCATCGTTCTTTCATCATTTCTAGAATAAGTTTCATCTGTGTTTCAAGATGAACAATGAATCCAAATATTGTGATAATCATTAAGATGTAGAATACATCCATAAGTGTTATCAGCATATTATGATCCGTTTCCATTCTCCAACTCCACTGTCCCATTCTCTATCAAAACTTTTCTGTTGGCCATATGTTGTTTTTCAACTTCTTCTTTATTACCACCTGTGTATGCGACTGCATGATGGTCATCAATCATCTGTTGATTGATAGAATAAGAAGAAGAACCATGATATAAATTACCTAAGATTCTTCCAAACTTTCCTCTGTCATGAGAAACCATTTGGATATCTCCTTCTTCTAAGATTTTTGCGAGATGAGCTTTAGAAGCTTTACCAAATTTCTTTTCTACTAAATCACGAGTTCTAGATTCAGGTGTATCAATACCCAACATCCTAACTCTTTGTTTTTTGTAAACCATTCCGAAACCAAGGTCTACATCAACATCAACTGTGTCTCCGTCCACGACTCTTACGACATTTACTTTATATCTATACATAATTGTGTTGTCTATGTTCTTTTTTATTTTCCCAATCTGTTATTGCCTGTCTTATAGAATCTTCTGCAAGAACTGAACAATGCAATTTGATTGGTGGCAATTCAAGTGCTTTTGCTATATCTTTATCTTTGACTTGTTTTGCCTCTTCAATTGTTTTACCTTTCAGCATATCAACAAACAATGTAGATGATGCGATTGCACTTCCACATCCATATGTTTTAAATTTAACATCAACGATTCTTTCTTCATCGTTAAGTTTAATTTGTAATCTCATTACATCTCCACATGCAGGTGCACCTGTCATGCCTGTAGCAACATTAGGGTCATTAGGATCAAAACTGCCCACCGAGTGTTTATGCGGATCATTTAGAACAGATTCAAATCTGTCTATGACCTTCTTACTATATGCCATATTAATATATTTAGTGTTTTTCTAACCGAAGAATGAATCTAATGATGCGGTGGGTTCTACATTCCAATCTATCAATTGAACTATGTTTTTGAGTGGTTCGACAAATGATTTATCAAACTGTAAATCATAATCTACAAATCTATGTAAGTCGAATTCTTTTGGCAATGAGTTAGTAAATGATATCACATTCTCATTAATAGGATTAGGCATAGTGAGATATGTAAAGTGTATCTTCTCACCATTTAAAATGGGTTCATATCTCTTCATAAGATTCATCTCTTTAAGTCTATGATTAAACAACAATGAACCTCTAACATGAATTGGTGTACCCTTTGAATATATATTTGTAGTGTCTGCGTATTGAATTAAACCTCTGCACCCTCTAGGGAACGCAACATCTTCTGGCGGTAATTCTCTAAACTCTTTTCTTGATGTCTCTACGAAATTCCATAGTTCTTGTTCTGTTCCAGTCATTACAAGTTTAATTGCTTGTTCTAATCTTCTTCTAACCCACAAAGGCGTAGACGACTTTGCAGTCTCAATACCCATGAGTTTAAGTTTTGGTTCCTCTAATCTTACACCCTCGTTATCATGCACATTAAGAATGTATCTTTTCTTTGCAGTCCATATACCCTTATCTGCAATAACTTCTCTACCCATTTCCATCTTCTGTTGAAATGCGTTTACATACTCTGCAAGTTCTTCAAACCCCTCGTCTAAAACTTCTTCTATCTTATGTTCTGCCTTAGATAAGAAATCGATAATCTTATTCTTATCTGTTTCTTCTGGCATAACTGTATTAACAAACTTGTCCATTGTGAGATAAATTGAATCGGTATCAATTGCAATAACATAATCTTCATTATCTGTTTTAAGTATCTCATTAAGATATCGATTAACTATCTTCTCTGACCATCTAATTACCAACTGGCCAGCAGTAGTAATCGCCTCTGCTAAGTCAACACTAAAGAAGGCGAACCACTGATTCGCCATAGAACCATACGCTGAGTTCAATGCAATCTTTCTTACTTGTTGATTGTTGTATGCCCTTTTAATAAGTGTATCAAGTTCTCTAATTCTTTTTGCATCAGTTGTTTTCTCTTTCTCTATCTGATACTCAATCATCTTTTTCTTCCATGCCTTTCTTTCGTCATACATGATTTCCATAATCTCAGGAAAGAAACCTTGTTTGTCTCTAGAGAACATGACACCATTAGGTGCAAT